CGATCACAGCGTTGTCTGAGATTTATAAGGATGAGACTGTTGCGCGCAAGCGTGGCTATGTGCCGAATGAGGTTACGATTGATCGGGCCGCAGAAGCGCTAGCAGATGAAACAGGCTTTACCAAGGCATTGCTCAAACGCAAGATTGGCGATGGATCACTAAACGCAGAGCAAATGGTTGCGGCGCGTGAGCTATTGGTGCGCAGCGCTGACAAGCTGGAAACGCTAGCCACAAAGATAAAATCTGGCATGGGCTCTGACGCAGATCGGTTAGCATTCCGCAGGCAGTTATCAATACATGCTGGCATACAGTTGCAGGTCAAAGGCGCACAAACAGAAGCAGCACGGGCATTGCAGTCTTTCCAGATTAAGGTAGGCGGCGAAGAAAGCGCAGTGCGGCAGGCACAAGAGGCCAAGCGTTTGTTGCAGGAAAGCGGCGGTGGAGATCTTGTTGATGAAATGGCAGCGCGGTTCCTGCAGGATCTGAATGCAAATGGTATGCGCGGTGCGAATGAGTTTGCGCGTGGCGGCTGGAAAGCTAAAACACGGCAGATGATTTCTGAAGCTTACTTAGCTGGTCTTCTTAGCAACCCTGCTACGCAAGTTAAAAACATTGTTGGCTCTGCAGCATTCATGGCATATCAACTGCCCGCTGAGATGATTGCAGGAATGTATGGGTCTGTAATTCGTAAGGGCAAAGAAGTTCTTGGAACAGATGCATACCCGATCAGTGACGATCAGGTTTACGTTGACGATGCAATGCTGCGGTTTAAAGGCTGGATGGATAGCTACAAGGATGCGTTAAAAGCTGGATCTATTGCATGGCGCACAGAGGTGCCTGCTAGTGAGGCCAGCAAGCTGGACGTTGAGCAGTACACATCGATTGCCGGTGAAAGCGACAGCGCGCTTGCTAAGGCTACGACAGAGCTTGGTAAGCGCATCCGCATACCGTTTCGCTTGCTGCTGACAACAGATGAGTTTTTTAAGACAATATCACAGCGCGGTGAGTTATACGTGCAGGCAAACCGGCAGTATAAGAAAGCACTGCGCGATGGTAAGACTGTAGAGCAAGCGCAAGATGAAGCAGGTATGCTGCTGCTAGATCCGCAGTATGTTGCAGAAGAGTTAGATTACAAAGCAAAGTATGACACGCTGCAGAGTGATCTCGGCCAGTTTGGTAAGTTTACCGGGATGGTACAGCGCTTTGACATTATGGGCATTCCAGTAGGCAGAATGATCTTGCCATTTGCTACTGCGCCAACAAACGCGTTTTTGCGCACAACAGAGTTTATGGGAATTAATCCCAAGGTCTACGCAGATCTGTCTGGCAAGAACGGCGCGCGAGCGCAGCAGATGGCCGCAGGGCGTCTAACTGTTGGCGGTGGCACAATGGCTGTCATGGCAAACTATGCAATGCAGGGGCAGCTTACGGGAGCGATGCCGTCTGATCCTAAGCTGCGGGAAGCTTTGCCGCCCGGATGGCAGCCATATAGCCTTGTGTTTAGGGGTGAGGATTGGCCGAAAGATCGGAACGGCGATGACATGCCGCTGTATGATGTTTATGGCAGACCAAATGGAAAGCTGACTTATGTAAGCTATTCTGGTTATGAACCTGTTGGTGGTATTCTTGCGCTGACTGCTGACGTAGTGCAGCGGATGCATATGACGAGAGATCCAGAGGTGCGCGGGAACTTAGCCGCTGCTGCTGTTGGATCTGTGATAGACTACTACAAAGAACTGCCAATGCTGCAGGGATTGTCTGATGTTGTCTTTGCTTTGGAGTATGGCGATCCTACGCGATTGGGCAGAGGGCCAGCAGAGGCTGCTACGCCTCTCGGTGTACCAAGCCCGGTTAGCTCGCTGCAACGTGCATTTGGGCGCATGGACGATCCATCTGTGCTTAGGCCACGCGGTGACGTTACATATTACACAAAAGAAGATGTGCTAGAGAAAAACGAAGATGGCACGTTTAAGTATGCGAAGGCTGACGGTACGCCAGATTATAAGCTAGTGGGTATGCCTAAGACTGACTTTGGCAGTCAGATCGTTAGCTTGTTTAAAACAATGGATGGCTATCAGTCTAAGGATAGTTTCTTCCGCGACGAGAATGACCGCAACGCTCCAGTCTTTGACACTCTAGGCAACCAGATCGGNGCCAACGATGTTAGCCTCGCAACAAAACCGGGGCTGGCTATCTTTAACAATCTTAGCGGCATTCGTATCCGCGAGGGTGAAGATGTGCCAGACTATCAGGCAGAGCTTATGCGGTTATCTTCCGCTACTGGTGGCTGGCCGCTGACAAACCCGTCAAGCAAGGGCGGCATGAAGTTAAGCTATGGCGCTATGGCTGACTGGATTGGCATGAGCAAAAATGAGGTTACGATTAGGCAGTCTCGCATAGGGCGTGTGACATTCCGAGAGGCATTAGAGGCGATGACTACAACAACAAGCAATCCTCTTGGCCGTGCTTATGATCGGGCGTCAGACAAGGATCGTGTGTCTATGGTGCGCGCTCTAAACAAGCAATATCTTGATAGGGGATTTGAAGTCTTACTTGCAATTCCGAAATATGCTAACTTAGCGCAAGCATACGAAGACAGCCAGCGCTTACAAGAACAAGGTGAAATAGTCAGATGACAGTAGCAACAAGCACAAACGTCAACAGTTATGCTGGCAATGGCAGCACGACTACTTTCGCGTATGCGTTTAAAATCTTTGAAGATAGCGATCTTACTGTAGTTTTAATTAACGATACGACTGGCGTGGAAACAACGCAAACACTGACAGCGGATTATACGGTTACTGGCGCAGGAAGTGCTTCTGGTGGCAATGTGGTTTTTGGAACTGCGCCTGCTTCTGGTGTAACTGTAAAGATACGCCGGGTTTTGCCTCTTACACAAAATACTGATTATGTTGCTAATGATCCATTCCCGGCAGAGGCGCATGAACAAGCACTAGATAAGCTTACAATGCTTGTGCAGCAGGAAGCATCTGATCTTGATTTGGCAATTTCTTTTCCAGAAGGCGACATTGGTTCTGGAATAAATAACATTATACCATCAGTGCCTGATCGAAAGGGCAGGGTGCTTGCGTTTAACTCGACAACTGGTGCTGTTGAAGCTGGCCCGGAGATTGGTGACGTTTCGACTATTGCGGACATTACCGCAGATATTTCAACGCTAGCTGACATCCAAGACGGAACTGTTGCAACGAATGCGATTACAACTGTTTCTGGAATTTCAGCCAGCGTAACGAATGTTTCCAGTGTAAGCGGTGATGTGTCTACTGTTGCCGGTGTTTCTGCAAACGTAACAACGGTTGCTGGTGTTGCTTCTGACGTTACCGATGTTGCTGGGGTTGCCACTGAAATTGGGATCTTAGGAACTGCTGATGTAGTTAGTGATCTAAATACTTTAGGAACGGCTGATGTTGTTTCTGATATGAACACATTGGGCACTGCAGCAAATGTAACGAATATGGACACGGTTGCTGGCTCGATCACAAACGTGAATACAGTTGCAACGAATATATCAGATATAAATAGCTTTTCGGACATCTATCGTGTTGCTGCTACTGATCCGACAACAAGCTTGGATGAAGGCGATTTATTCTACGATACAACATTCAATGTTTTAAAATACTACAACGGGACAAGCTGGGTTACTGTTGCTGGTTTTTCTCTGCCAACTGCATCTGCTAGCATTTTGGGCGGGGTTAAAGTTGGCACTGGCTTATCAATTAGCTCTGGTGTTTTATCCGCTGATGCAACTGGCATTACAATTGAAGACGAGGGTTCTGCTCTTACAACCGCTGCGTCTACGCTTAACTTTACAGGCAATGGTGTTGTAGCTTCTGGAACTACTGCAGATAAAACAATTACGATTACCGATACAAGTTATAGCAATGCGACAACATCTGTTGCTGGCTTGATGAGCGCTTCAGACAAAACCAAGCTGGACGGTGTAGAAGCTGGTGCTACGGCTGATCAAAGCGCAGCGGAAATTAAAACTTCATATGAAAGCAATGCCGATACAAATGCATTTACAGACGCTGAGCAAACAAAGCTTTCTGGGATTGCAACAAGCGCAACAGCAAATCCAAATGCAATAGATAATGTTGTTGAAGATACTACACCGCAGCTAGGTGGTAATCTTGATGTAAATGGAAACGATATTGTTTCTGCAAGTAATGGCGCGGTTAATCTTGATCCTGATGGATCTGGCAAGGTTACATTTAAAGGCAATGCAACACGCGGGGCTGGTCAGTTTGTTTTGAACTGTGAGCAAAACAGCCACGGGATTACACTAAAAGGCCCAGCACACAGCGCTGCTGCTTCTTATACTTTAACTCTTCCAGATGATGACGGTAATGATGGTGACGCATTAAAGTCTGATGGCTCAGGCAATCTTAGCTTTGGAACGCCTTATGAGTTAATAATTGAGAAAGTTGGCAGCAGCACCCCAACGCTTCCTGTCATCAATGCAACTAATACTGACCTTAGCATTGCAATGGGGCATCAAGGGAATGTTGGCGCTGATTGTCCTAACAGCCTTTCGATAATGGGTACTATTGTAAAAAACGGAACCACTAACAATTTAGCGTCTATTGCTATTGGCGCGGTCAGCGAAGTTGCTGGTGGATTAGTTCAAACGGCTGTTGGGCCTTACGCATATGCTGGCGCTTATGGCACTCAACATACATTAGCATTAGGTGGTAGTCGCGCAACTGGAACCCTTTCTACTGCAGTCGGCAACGCAACAAGTGCTACAACTTATGGCGCGACAGCAAGCAGTTCAATTTCAATCGGTTATCAAGCTAAAGCTAGTCACACAAACAGCGTTGCAATTGGCAGGGACAGCATAAGTTCTGCCACTAACCGGATTAGCTTAGGCAGCACTAGCCAAACTGTAGAAATTTCTGGTGCATATCGCCTACCGTCGACTGACGGAAGTGCATCACAAGTGCTTCAAACAGATGGCAGTGGCACACTGACTTTCGCAACGGTTAGCAGCGGCGGTCTTGCGGCATTAGTTGATGATACAACTCCGCAGTTGGGTGGAAGCTTAGATGTAAATGGCAACTCAATAGTTTCTGTAAGCGCTGGCAATATTGCAATTACACCAGACACGACAGGATCTATTATCTTAGATGGTTTGAATTGGCCGCAAGCAGATGGAAGCGCCAATCAGGTTCTGTACTCAAATGGATCTGGGCAGCTTGCATTCAAAACCGTTCTGTCAAATTTGGTTGAAGACACAACTCCTCAACTTGGTGGTAATTTAGACGCGCAAAGCAACAACATCACTAGCCTTGGAACAATTAACACACACACCGTTCCAAGCGGCACTGGTACATTTGCTCTGACTACTGACATTACATTTACAGAGGTTTCTGACGACACAACACCACAGTTAGGCGGCAACTTAGATCTTAACAGTTCTAATATTACCGGCACTGGTGACATCACACCAACGGGTGATATTAAGCCTACGACTTATCAAGACACAGTAGGCACAGAAAGCAGCGGTGCGCTGGATCTTTCGACAGGTAACGTGTTTAGTCACGCGCCTTCTGCCAATGTTACTTATGCTTTTAACAATCCACCATCGAGCGGCACAGCGTTTGGATTTACGCTGAAGGTTTCGCCTTCTGCAACGATTACTCAAACGTGGCCCGCATCTGTTGACTGGGCGGGTGGTACTGCGCCTGATGCAACAGCGTCTGGTGAGACAGATGTGTTTACATTCTATACCCAAGACGGTGGAACAACTTATTTCGGCTTCCAAGCCGGTAACGCAATGGCATAAGGAATAAACGATGGCTATCTCAAAGAACTTATCTGACGCTGAAAACAGAGTAGGCATTCCAATAAGCGGAGCCTACTATCGGATCGTATCTGCGGAAGTGCAGCGCCAACCTATTGAACCAAAGTTTATAGTTAAGATTGATGTTGCAATCTATGCGACTTCAACGATTAGCGATGACACAATGGAAGTGGCTTTCCATAGACATGATGCACCTTACGCTGACATTAACGCAGCAGCTGGCAGCGAGTTCTTAGACAAGTGTTATTCTTGGCTAATGGCGCAGCCTAGTATGGCTGGTGCAACAGCAGTATGAGCTTAGCGCGTTTAATACAGATGGGTGCGGCTGGAGTATCAGGTGATACACCATTTGATCCATCAAGTGTTGCCGACTTGGAAATCTGGTTGGATAGCAGCGACACATCTTATTTGTTTCAAGATGCCGCCAAAACAACTGCGGTCACAACAAATGGTGATCCTGTCGGCTGTTGGGCAGACCGGTCTGGCAATGGTTATGACCACACTGTAAGCACAACTGCAAATCGCCCGAGCTATGACACCAGCACAATATCTGGGGGCAGCTTATTCTTCGATCATACGGCTGACAGCAATTATGGCGAGTGGTTGTTCAATGATACTGCAAAGGACACGATCACTGCATTCTTTGTTGTTGAGGTTAGCTCAACACAAACTGGTGTTTTGTTTGGCTTTGATAATTCAAACAATAAATACATCCATTACGATGTTGGTGGTGTGGTTTATGGAACAACCCCGACATCTTCTTTTACTAATTACAGCCTCAATAGTTATACTGGGTTTCCGCTAAACACTACAAGCCTCTTGAGTGCTGACATTAATAATTTTTATAGGGTGAACCTTACTCAATATAATCCGACCACGGCTACTAACTACACTGGCGGTTCGCCAGACGGCACTTGGATTGGGAGAAGAGCGAATGCGCCAACAAATAATGCGCCATTTCGAGGCAACATAGCAGAGGTTATTACCTATAGCAGACGCCTTTCATCATCTGAAATAGACAGCGTTGAAGGTTACTTGAACACTAAATGGAGCTTAGGTCTTTAGGAGAAATCATGCACGTTAAACTTACAAGCGGTTCTGTCCAACAATTCCCGTACAGCATTGGACATCTACGCCGCGATAACCCAAACACTTCTTTTCCCAAGCAAATCCCTGAGGACATGCTTGCCTCATATGAAGTCTTCAAGGTTCAGAACGCTGCCAAGCCAGACTACAATACAGACACGCAGTTCTTGCAGTCTGATGATGCGCCCACACTTGTTGATGGTTCTTGGGTGCTTGGCTTTTCGGTTGTTAATAAATCGGAAAGTGCTGCTGAAGAATGCATTAGAATGAAACGTGATGGCTTGCTTCAGGAAACAGATTGGTGGGCTGTGTCAGATCGGACAATGACTGCCGAACAAACCGCTTATAGGCAAGCGCTGCGTGACATTACAAGTCAAGCTGGCTTTCCCTTTAGCATCACTTGGCCCACTAAGGTATAGGTAAGAATATGGATAAGAGAACAGTACACTCAGCGCATCAACGTATCGATGGATTGGAGAAGGAAGTTGTGGCTATTAAAACCGAAATGGATATTCAATTTAAAGATTTGTTTAATCGCGTAAAACGTTTGGAAGCTATTATGATTGGCACATCTGGCTTTATCATCGTGCTGCTTCTGCGAATGAACATGCTGGGCTAATGCTCTGTGCGCTCACCAACATAGCGGTGGGCGTGATGACTTACGGTCATCTTTACACTGCTTGTATATACCGCTGCCCATCTGGGATTTATAAATATTATCCATACACAATTCGTGTGCCTTATAAGGCCGCTTGTTTATCTTACGTTAAGATTGGCAAGAACACATGATTGATCCTATCACAGCTATCGCTGGGGCGACACAAGCGTACAATCTTGTTAAGAAAATGGTTTATGCGGGCCGGGAGCTAGAAGATGTAGCGGGCCAGCTTGGCAAATGGTACGGCGCTGCGGCAGATCTTGGCCGCGCAGAGCAACAGCGTAAGAACCCGCCTATTTTCACTAAGCTGTTTTCATCTGGCTCAGTAGAGCAAGAAGCTTTGCAGATAATCATTCATCAAAAGAAGCTGGCAGAGCAAGAAAAGGATTTGCAGCAACTTCTTAACAATAGGTTTGGATACGGCACATGGCGTGAGATGGTGGAGCTACGCCGTAAGATTAAGAAAGAGCGTGAGGAAACGCTGTACAAACAGCAAGAGCGCAGGGCTGCATTCTTTGAAACACTGCTGTTGATGTTGTTGCTTGTGATGCTGGCGGCAATAATAGGCCTTGGCACATGGTTGACCGGGCTTGGCGCTGGGNGGNGGTAAATGGCTGACGGTGTATCAGGCATAGGCAGCGCACCGTTTAACGTGCAGTCGGACATACACCAGCAAACCCAAAGCCGTGAGCGCATAGAAACGCACCTTAAAGAGCA